CGGGCTCGGTGCCTTCCTCGAGGTAGCTGGAGTGCTCGGCCGCCGACTCCACCAGGTGCAGCAGCAGGCTGCCGCGGCGCGGCGCGATGCGGTTCACCAGCTCGCTGCTGTTCTTGGGCGCGCGGTTGCGCGCCTCGCGGCTTACCTCGGCCGCGCCTCGGCCCAAGGCCGAGTCGACGTGCCGCAGCACCGTGGCCGGCAGCTGGCCAAGCCGAAGGGCGGCATCGGCGATGTTGTGGCTGACCAGGATGCGCATCAGCAGCTGCGCCCGTACTCGTCCAGCAGCGCCTGGTGCAGCGCGGCCGGCGTCATGTTGCGGGCCGTCGATGCGCCCGCACCGCTGCCGGCGCGCAGGGTCACCGGCTTGGCGTAGCCGCGGAAGGCCAGCTCGCGCATGGCCTCGACCTGCGCGCGCAGGTACAGCAGGTGCCGCGCGCCTTCGCCCAGCGTGCTGGTGTCGGCGCTGTCGGTGATGGCGTGCGCCACCAGGTAGTAGAAGCGGAAGGTGCTGCCGAAGCAGCGGATCTGGTTCGCGCTGGGCGCCGGCTGCAGGCGCAGCTTCTTGCCGTCGGGCGTGTCGATCAGCAGCACCACCGGCATCGGCTCGTTGGGCGCATCCCACGGCGGCACATGCGACTGCGACCAGGCCTGCAGCTTCGGCAGCAGCAGGTTGCCCGGCGCGTCGTACACCGCCACGCCGGCGCTGACCTGCAGCTCGCCCACCGCCGTGAGCGTGCGCTTCTCGCGCGACAGCACGCCCGCCGCCACGCTGAGGTGACGGCGGAAGTCAGCCTGCGCGTCGAGCTCGGTGCCCTTGAACGTGCTGGCCGCATCGTTCAGCGAGGCCACGTAGTCCGGCAGCAGCTCGTTCCAGGTCAGGCCCATGGCTCAGGCGCCAGCGCCCCCGGCAGCGGCTGCGCGCTCGATGCGCAGGGCCTCGATCGCCTCCAGCACGCCCTTGCGGGTCTTGCCGTCCTGCTCGGCGACGCGCACGGCTTCGAGGTCGGCATCCGACAGCTCGCGGATCGCCTCGACCACCTTGGGGATGGACTGATCGAGCAGGGCCAGCAGGCTGTTGGTCTGGCCGGAAGAGGCAGGAGCCTCGGGCGCGGCCGCCGTGCTCAGGCCGTCGACGGTGTTGGGGTCGACCATGCGGGTCTCGCCCGGCTTCACCAGCTTGCCGCCGGCATAGACGGGCGTGTCGCTGGTGTTGGTGAACGGGGTCTTGGTCATGTCGCGCACTCCAGGGTGGGCACGGGCAAAGCCCCACCCCGCGCGCGGCGGGGCAGGGCTTGGCGCTGGCTTAGATCGCGGTGCGCGCGGAGGCGCTGTACGCGAGGATCGAGGTGAAGCCCTCGCGCAGGCGCTCCGGCACGATCAGGCTGCTGTACTCCTCGCCGTAGGCGATCTTCTTGCCCACGGGGCGGCCGTTCTCCTGCTTCTCGAACGGCGCGCCGATCGAGAAGGGCCGGGCCACCGTGTAGCGGAAGTCGCCGCGGCGGCCGAGGATCAAGCGCTCGTCGCCCAGATCGAGGCCCGGCGCATTGGTGTCCCACTGCGGAATGGCCTTGACCGGCGTCAGCGTGCCCTGCGGGGTGATGCCGACATCGGCGCGGGCGCTGCCCCACTCGAAGTTCTCGGCGTCGGTGATCGCGTTGTGCAGCACCGGGCTCATCAGGCCGAAGGTGGGCATCACGAAGCGCTCGGCGCTCAGCAGCGCCTTGCGGCTGCCCACGGCCTGCAGCAGCTTGTTCATGTGCTTCTCGTAGGTCGTCCCCGAGGGCACATCGATGTCGACCTTCAGCACGTTGGTGCTGTAGCTGTAGCTGATCGTGAACGCGGTGCCATCGACACCGTTCACCGGCGCACCCAGCTCGGTCACGAGCTGCAACACGCCCAGGTTGCGGCTGATCCAGCGGTAGTAGGTGCCGGCGGCCTGCTCGTTGGTGCCGTCGTACTCGCTGCGCACCACGCTGTTGTAGGTCACCGTGACCGGGTTGGTCGGGCTGCCGATGGCGTTGCCCTTCAGGTCGCGCACCTGGTGCGGGCGAATCACCGGCCACTGCGCCGTCTTGTAGATCGACTTCGAGCCGGTGCTCTGCAGCTCCAGGTTCTCGTTCGTCACCCCCACCGCGGCGTAGCTGTCGGCCTGGCGCTGCATCTCGTTACCGATGCGGCGGCACAGCAGCTCGCGGATGGCCAGCGCGTTGCTGGCGATGCTGCGGCCCCAGGCGTCGAAGTTGATCAGCGCGTTCTGCGTGCTGAACCACATCGCCTCGTTGGTCTGTTCCAGCGCGATCTTCATCGGCTGGATGTAGGCCAGCTCGGTGTCCTGCTCGACGCCACCGCGGTGGATCGGCTGACCCTCGTAGACGACGCCGTCATTGCGCACCGCCGACAGGTCGCGCGTCTCGTAGGGGATCGAGTGCGTGGCCGCGTGGGTCGGGTCCACCGTGGCGCCGACCAGGTCGAGGATGCGCAGATCCTGCAGGCTCTCGCGCAGCACCTCGCGCTGGAAGCTGCTGGGCAGGTTCATGTTGCCGGTGTCGACGATGCCTTCGGCCAGCTGGCGCGCCTCGCGGTGCAGGCTGTGCGCATGCACGCGGTCGAACTCGGCCAGCACCTTGGTGCCGAACGCGCCCAGCTTGTCGTCCTCGCCCAGGCGCAGGCCGGGCACGCCGGTGGCGCGCAGGCCGCGGCGGACGTCCTCGGCCAGCTTCTTCACCGTGTTCGACTCGTCCACCGACACGCGCGGGCTGCCGGCCATCGAGCCGAAGCCCAGCGCCGAGAGCTGGCGCGCGGCTTCGAGCTGCTCGCCCAGCTTGGCCTGGCTCTCGGCCAGCTGCTTCACCTGCGCCTCGGTCATGGTCGGCGCGATCACATCGCGAGCGTTGGCCAGCTGCTTCAGCGTGGCCTCGGACAGGCCCTTCGCCGTGGCGGCCAGGGTGTCGTCGAACAGCTTCTGCAGGGTGCCCGTGCGCTCGGAAAGCTGCTTGGCGGCGTTGTCGCGCTCGGCCAGGGCCTTGGCCACGGCATCCGCCACGCCCTCGGCGCCGATGCCCGCGGTCACGCTGAGCTGCACCGGTGCGCCTGCCGGCGCCTGCTTCAGGGCGTCAGCCGCTTCGCTGAGCTGCTTCACCAGGGCTTCGAGGCCCGCTTCGTCTTCGCCCAGCGCCTTGGCGGCGGTGGTGTAGGCCCCGCACAGCGCCTTGGTCTGCGCCTCGGCGAGGTTCTTCTGCGCCAGCCGGCGCTGCAGCTCGATCAGCCACTTGTTCATGGTCATCTCCAGGGATTCGGTGAGTTCGCGCACGAGCCCCGGAGCAATCAACACAGGGCCGGAAGGGTGAAAGGCTTCAGACAGCTGGACCGGGTCCAGCCGCTTGATGACGGGGCGAATGGTCAGCCCCGCGCCACGCAGCAGCGGGCCGTGGCTGCGCCCGGCCTCGTTGTCCACGTAGTCGTCGAAGAAGTCGGCGGAGAGGTAGCGAAAGCCACGCTCGCGTACGGCGGCGATGCCGTAGGGCGTCCACTCCACGCTGGCGCGCAGGCGGGTGCCGTCGCTCTTCAGCTCCAGGATCTTCGCCGCCGCACCCTTGTCGGGCTCGTGCGCGACGTCGAGGAAGATCTCCTGCCCATAGGTGCCCGCCTCGAAGTTGCGGACCATGTCGGCCAGCATCTTCGGCGTGATCTCGAAGCGCCCATAGCGGGGGTCGGTGAAGCTGCCGGTGCGCGTGAGCGTCACCCAGGTGCGCGTGGCCCCTTCAGACAGCGAGATGGCGCCCGACACGATGCGGATACAGCGCGCATCGGGCTCGGACAGCAGAATGCGGCGGGGAGTAGAAGTGCCCATGCCCGCACGGTGGCGGGCAGGGCGGGTGCAGGACTACGGGAAGGGTGGCTCTATTCCAGCACCAGGACCACTTCAGAGGCGAAGCTGCTTGGAGTCATAAGGAAAACGCGTCTGGTGACTTTGAAGACACGATTCTGGCTTGCTGGCGCGATCGCGTCGGGCAGATGGACGTGGTCCCCGACGTTTGGCAGCTCACACGCGCTCGGAAACTCGTAGGCAGTCGGGTCAAATCCATCGTGGCCCGGCAGCTGGAAATGAATTCGTGTTCTTGGCAGCGGGTTCATATAAATCTCCTAGGTCGGGCGGATGCCCGAGAGAAGTCTGTCACCGGCAGCGAATTAATGTAGGCATCTCGCCTGGATTGTCGCTAAAGCCAGCATGTTGACGGCCTTGCCCTCACTCGCTGGGCTTCTCTTCGAGGCCAAGGATTTTGCGAGCGTAACCTGTCATCACGCTCGAAGCCGCCGCGCCGACCAGAATGCTCTTGATCGTCTCCAAACGCTCTGGGGGCACGAAGCACCATGGCGTAAGCATGTGAATCAAGTACACCACGATCATGCTGATGAGGCCGGCGACGGCCACCCAGAACAAGACGATAGTCGCGCGATGCACATGCCGCTTCAGGTTTTGATCTTGATCGTGACGGTTCTTGGCCGCTTCTTTTCGAAGACGCTCAGTTTGAAAGTCGTCGCTCTCCTGCTGCGCCATTGTGTCGCTGGCGCCGCTGCTGGGCGGGGAGGGCGGAACAATCTGATCGGCTTTGTCTTCCCCCTCGAAGGGCATCAACTGCAGGTCTCCGACTGCTCCTGCGCCTTCGCCTTGCTCGTGCGCTGCCGCGCAAGCTGCTCGTAGTGCTGGCGAATCACCGCGTTAGGGATCACGTCTGAACGCTGCTCGGGATTCCACGTAGCGTCCCAAGGCGTGCCGCGCTGATGGGTCAACTGAGAGAGTTGGATGCCATCGAGGTGGCTGTAAAGCTCGCAGACGCGGCGAACGACAGACTCCTCCTCAATGGAAAGCGCAGGGTCGGTCGCGCCCTTGACTGCGCCC